GTGTCTCTTCGAGCGCTTCACGGGCTCGCTTGCGCAGCTCTGGGATGCCCTGCACGGCGCTCACGCCCACGCCGACGGCAGCGCCCGCTGCGACGGCGCCGAGGCCCGCGACGCCCATAGCGAGCCCCGCGCCGCCCAAACTGCTGAGCCCAAGTATGCCGCTTGCGAAGTTCAAGCCGCGACTCTGCACGCCCAGCTTGCCGAGCGATTCGCTCACTTGGTTCGTGCGGCCCTTCATCTCGACGAGGCGCTTCGATGAAACGGCGGCCGCAGCGTTCAACCGACGCAGATCACGCGTCGCCGCGTCGGTTGCCGCTGCGAGTCCCTTCGCGTCGCCAGTGATGGCGATATTGATCTTTGAAATCTTAGCCACGAGCGATCTCCTTATCGATTGCTTCACTGAGGATCGGGACCACGAGCGGCGTCACGCGGGGAATGGCTTTCGTGAAGAAGAACTTTCCGATCACTTTGCCCACGGTCATCTTCGCGCCCTTGCCGCCGTTGCCGCCACGGGCCTCGATCATGTTGCGCTCGATCATTGTCGCCCTGCGCTTGAGCAGGTGGCCGTACTCGACCCAACGGAGATACCAGTGGGGCGTGAGGAACGATCCGCGCACTTCTTTGATGCCGATCGCCGCCCACATCACGAGGCCCTGCGAGTAGCCCTTGATCTTTGTCGCTACGTTGAACTTCAGGTGCACATTCGGGCGCACAACGCCGCGAATCGTCTCGGTGCCGGTCATGCGTCCCATGGGTGCGCTCGCCGCCACAGTCTTACGGGCGACTGCGGACCACCTGCGGAATCCGTTCTTCATGGCGCGACCGGCGCCCACAGTTCCGAGCGCTTTCAGCCGACGGTTGACCTCATCCACGCTCTTCTTGTCGAGCTCGACGATCATGCGAAATGAATTGCGCTGCGATGTCATGGGAGAGAGCCTTGTGGCCGTGGATTGCGAGGAACAGAGAGAGCGGGCTATCTAGTTGCACCTGGATACACGCTGCCTTCAGGGTTTCGCGGGCAGCGCTGGCAAGTCCAATCCCTCCACATAGAGCGGCTCGATGAGTCGCGCCAGTGCAAGGACCTTCGGAGCGGAGAGCGCGCGCAATTCGTCCGCGTGCTTCCACAGCGTCGAGCCGTCGGCGCCGAGGACATGCGCTGCGCAGTACCAGGCGGGCATCCATGTGCCGCGCGTCTCCGCGTCTTGCGCCGCGACGAAGTGCGCGACGGTCGGACGAAGCAAGCGCACGTCGTTGCCGTCGAACTGCACGACGGCTTCTCGCGCGAGGAGCGACTCCAACACGCTCAAGGCGCGACCACCGTGATTGCTGAGTTCTGAAAGATGAGCGTGCAGGTCGCCATTGCGACGCCGTTAGGCGCGACGCTCACCGCGAACTCGGATACGAATGCGTCGCCGGTGATGTGCTTCCCAGACGCCCACACGACTTTTGCCGCAGTGAGCACAGTGCCGGCGCTGATGCCGTTAGAGAGCGCCGCATGCGACGCGTCGTAGAACATCTCAAGCGAGATCGACCCCTCAAGGAATCCTTGCACCATTTGGCGATATGTAGAATCGATCGGCGTTACGTCGATCTGTTGTCGCGAGATGTTGACGGTGGCTGAGACGACATCGGCGACGACTGTCGATCCGATTTGAAACGATGCTGCGGTTGTTGGGCTTGGCATTAGAGGTAGAGCTCCGTGTAGATTTCAAGTTGAGAAGTGCAGATCGCTGGATTCTGTTCGTCGCCCTCGCCGATGGCCGGTTCTTCAAGCGCACCGAACGATGTGCGGATGGCAAGTACTGTCGGTACGTTGACGACGCCGTAGCTGCGAATAGCCTCGAACGCGTCATTCTCAAGAGAGATTGCGTCGGTCATAAGTAACGCGATCGCGCTGAGCGTGACTTCGTAGCGCATGGTTACGTTGGTAGTGTTCCCGAGCGCTGCGCGCTCGCCCTTCGTGATGCTGATCACGACCGCGGGAAGTGCGACGCCGTGAAGTCGAGCACCGATTGAAACCCGATCATCTGCATCGGTGCCACCATTGGCGACGAAATAGACGAGAGTCGACTCAATCATGCGACCTCCGTCGCGTCGATGATGGCCACTCGGTTTTGTTGGTTCAGGTTGCGGATTCCGTTGATGCGCAGCGTCCGTCCGCGATACACGAGCCGATCGATCGGCGTGATCAGCAAGCGCGCAACGTTAGGCCATCGCAGACGAATCTCGAATGTGCAGATACTTGCAACGCCGTCGGCGAAGGGTTGCTCTTGTGGCGCAGCTTCGCGCACATCGGCGCGGAATTGGCCGTAGTTCAGATAGGTCTGCACGCGACGGCCGAGCGGGTCGAGTAGCACAGACGCTCGCATCACGTTGACCACTTGCCGCGTGAGGCCGGCCGAGATCACGAGAACGGTGCTTTCACGCGGAGTTGCTCAAGCATGAACATGCCGCCAAGTGGGACGCTCGTCATCGTGATCGGTTGAGCGGCTTCGGGATTGTTGTACCAGAGGCCCACGAGGCTGATCACGACTTGCGCGATCTCGTTGGGCATGGTCGCGTAGCCCGCCGTGTAGAACACGGTGATCACGGTGCCTGGGTATGTGGCGGGCACCTCGGTGAACTCGATTGCGTCAAGCGCTTGAGTCGTGTCAGTCCAATAGCCCGCAAACCCCATCACGGTGTATACGTTGGCTTCGTTGTAGTAGGTCACAGCCCCCGTCACAGTGCGGGGGTAGTCGGCGAACTTGGTTCGCTTGAAAGTGAGCAACGTCATCGTGCGCGACGCCGATGAGATTCGCACGCCGGTGTACGACTCAACGAACGCTTCAGCCGCGAGGATGAGACGAGACAGCTCGCTGTCGTCGTCGACGTAGTCGATGCGCAGCGCGGCTTTCACGGTTGCAAGGGAGAGTGCCATCGAAACCTAGGCGCTGCGTTCCCGCAGCGCCTAGGCAAAGGGAGATAGGAGATCAAGATGCGTTGAGGAATCGAATCGATGCAAACGCTTCTGGCATCATAATTCGACTGTCTGTGCGCATGTAGGTGTAGAGAGTCGAGCGCATGTTGGCAGCGCCCGAGTACGGGTCGATCATGCTGGTCATGCCAGTGCGATCGAAGATCTCGAAGTAGTCCCAGTGACCGACTCCGGCCATAGCCTTGCCCTGGATCGCCGAAGTGGTGGTCGTGGTGTCCGAGTCGGCGACGTACTTGCCGATGACGTATGGCACGCCGTAGAGGTAGCCAGGAACGCCCGCAGTCAGATCGGAGTTATTTTCCGACGGCTTCCAGAGGTATTCATTGGTGCTCGTGATCTTCAGCTTGCGCACGGTCTTGAGGAAGGTGTCGGAGAAGAGCCACTTGAAGCGAGGCGATTGACGGTACTGCGGCTGGACCGCGTGCACGCAGTCGATGATGTTGTCGCCGGTCACTGCGGTGATCGCCGCATCTTCGGCAAGGATCACGCCTTGAGTCACGAGGCCGGCGAGCGCGGCAGCGCCAGTGTCGAAGATACCCTGCGGTTCGCTTGTGCCGGCGCCCACGGTGTAGTACTGGTCAAGCGTGAGCGCGAGCGATGACGCGCAACGCTGCGCAATGTAGTCGAGGCCGGTGCCGACGCCGGCAGTGCCGACAACGTCGTCGATAAACTCTTGCGTCATCGTGGTCGCGCAGACAAACTTGTACGGGACGACGGCGATCTGTGTGCCGAATGTTGCATCGGCCGCCGTGATCGTGCCGTTGTCTCCGACGAGCGCGGATGTCGGAAGTGCGTTCTCGATAGTTACGGTTCGCTTGCTGTCGATCGTGGTGATCTTGGCGAGTGAGCGCAGCGCAGACGCTTGTTGAAGCTTTGAGACAATTCGGCGCTCAAGATCGGTTGGAACGCCCGCCCCGGTCGTGCCGAGTGTCATCACGCGGAGTTCGGCTTGATCGCCGCGCGCAGCGGCCTTGAGCCAACGCTCGGCGTAGGCCGCGCTGTTCGGATCGCTTTCAGATCCACGGCTCACAGTTGCGGCGCGCGCCGTGTAGGTTGGTTCGCCCAGGCGTGCTTCGATCGCGGCCAGGCGCGACTCTTGTGCCTTGGCTTGCGCGATTTCCTGCACGCTGCGCTCGATCTTGGTCATGTCGGCGTCCATGCGCTCGATCATTTCGATCTCTGAGCCCGAGCCCTTCTGCGTAACGAATTGAGCCGAGGCGCCGGTGCGCTTCTCGATTCGTTCGAGTTCCTTGCGGTAGTTGTGCGTGAGGTTGTTCAGTTCGTTCAAGTTGTCCATCTGAGAATCCTTTGCATGTGAAGTTCGAGCCGAGTTTGTGCGGCCTCGATCGCGGCCGCGTCAACGCAACGCAAGCTCGAATTGGTTTGTGGGTAGGCAGCATCGACGACGATGCTGATCTCGGAGAGTCGCGCAGCAGTCACGGTGCGCTCGGTCTTGGTCTTGTTCCATTCGTCCTTGTCGACGAAGAATCCGAACGACATCTCGCCGCTCAAGTCGCCACGCTCAAGGAGCGCGCGCACGTCGTTGCCGAGAGTTGTCTCGGGCAGCGACGCCGTGTACTGCAAGCCGTTCTGAGAGTCCGAAAGCGTGAGCGTTCCGCTTCGTGAGCGCGCGAGCGGCATGGCGTTTTGGTGGTTGTAAAGGAGCTTGATGTCGCCTTCGATTGAGGCGCCGAAAGCGCCTGGGGCGATGCGTTCGATGAAGGAGCGTCCTTGCTCGTGGATCGTGCGCGACGGTTGCCCGTACACGGCAGCGACGCCGGATAGAGTCCTTCCATCGACTTTGGTCACGCCGGTGAAGTCACGGTGTGAAATCATTGAGAGCCCCCGCCGATGTGTCGGCTCCGATGTTTGATGTGCCCCCGCCAGTGCCCATGTTCTTAGCGACGATCGGCTCGTCGAGTCCAGGCAGCGGCTTCATGTCGAGACGCGCGCGCGCTTCGTTGCGCGTGATCACGCCTGACTCGACGCCAGTGCGAAGTGCGGCCATCTGCTCGGCGAGTGACGGGCGCGTGATGGCGTCCGCGTCGAATGTCACAGTCGAGCCGAGCGTCGCGACCTTGCTCGCAAGCTCCGCGCTCCACGCCGCAAACCAATGCGACAAGCACGCATCGACATACATGCGAGATAGCCACTCCATCGACCCGTAGGCGTTGGCGCTGTGCTCAGCAAGGTAGGAAGTAGGCACGCCAAAGATGCGCGAGACGTCTTCGACCGAGTATCGCCGCGCGGCCGAGATCCCCGCGTCATCGAGCGTGCTCGAGATGCGCTCGACCTTCATGCCCTCGCTGAGCACGAGCGGCTTGCCGGCGTTCTGGGCGCCCGAGTGTTTGGACATGTAATCTTCGGCGATCATCTGTCGCGCGCCCGCGTTCAACGCCGACGGGTGCAGGATTGCGAGCTTCGGGTTCCCCGCGTTCTTCATCACTTCCAACTGGGCTTGCTCTTGCGAGGCGAGCACCTGGAGCGAGGTACGGCAGAGGTTGATCGGGCTTTCACCCCACATGCCATCGATGCCGATCGCACGAAGATGGAGCATCGAAGTATGTGGGACGTCGCCGTAGGTCTGCGTCTTGTAAACGGGCGCCATGCCCGAGACATCGAGCGAGACGCCGCTGTATTCGAGCGGCAGAAGCTCGATGAGATCGCCGCCGAGCGTGCGGTTCACCACGGCGAAGGCGTTGCCGTAGAGCAACGCTTGCAGCGTCATCGACCGACGGAAGTCGTAGCCCGTTTGGAATCGGTTCGGCTGGGCGAGCAAGCGCTCGGCGATGTCGTCGCTACTCGTGAGCGGCGTGCGCGCGATGTCGTTGGCGATAAGCGTGACCGCGCGGTACACGGGCGTGTAGCGAAGTGCGTTGGTCGTCGATACCGACGGCATTCCCGCAGAGTCGTAGGACACCTGGAGCACACTCTGAGTGGGCCAGTGTCCAATCATTCGGCGCAGCATGTCGCGGAGCATGTAGGCATAATCGAGGGCGACTCGCGCGCGGATTACACCTAAACATGATCACTTTCTTTTTTCCTCATATTCATCTTCGTAGGTCGATCGTTTCATTCCACCCCAGACGTGACACGCGATGATCGACGCCACGAGAGGATCGATCGCGCAGTACTCGCGACTTTTGATCGGTCGTATGTTGCTGTTGATGTCTCGCTTCGCGTGAGCCTCGGCGCACGCGCGTCGGAGAATCGGATCGTCGCCGATGACGAGCTTGCCGCCGGCCCACAAGTTTTGAAACAGCGCGCACCCTGGGCCGAAGGTCGCGATTCCCATGCGGTAGCAGGTGATGGGCACGCCGTCGGCTTGGAGTTGCTCGGCAAGGTACTTGGCGCCCCAACTGTCGTAGCCCACAGATCGCACGTTGAACTCCTCGCCGAGTTGGAGCACGCGCGCGCGCACGGCTTCGTAGTCGATCTCTCGGCCGGGCGTAAGTTCTATCTTGCCTTCGAGTGCCCACGTGCGCACGGGCATTCTGTAGTCGAGCTCGCGCTGCGCAACATCGGCGGCTGGCCAAAAGTAGTGACCCCTCAGCACTACGCGCCCGTCGTCGAGCGGAATCGCGACGACGCAAGCGGTCATGTCGAGCGTCTTGCTGAGATCGATGCCGACGTACGCGGGACGCTTGGCAAGCGCTGCCCAGTCGATCGCTTGCCCGCCGGTCCACTGGGACATATCAAGCCAGCCGCCGGTATTCTCGTCGCAGCGCGCGGCGTGGTATCGCGAAAACTCCGCACGGCCCATAGGGGAGCGCTTCATCGTGTGCCACGAGCGACGCAGCGAGACGAGATCAGGTTGCCCGAGCGCAAGGCCCGGGTTCGCCTTGGGCCATGTGCCCTCGTCGTCGAGCTTGTCGCCGGCGTCGAGGCCGTACATGATCGGCATCACGGTGTCGTCGTCGGTTTCGCCCGAGAGGATCGACTCGCATTGCTTCACGATCTCGGCGTAGTGGTTCTCGGGGTTGCTGCCAGGCGTCGAGATGATGACGCCGGTCGACTCCTTGCGCTTGCTTCCAGTGGTCAAGAGCTTCGTCAAGAAGCGCCCACGAAACTCGGCGGCCTCGTCAGCGATCCACAGACTTGGGTTCAGCCCGTCGAGCGATCGCTCTTGCGCGGGAAGCGCAGTCATCTCCGAGTCGGCGCTCGGGCGCACGATTCGGTTGAAGCGCACGACCATGCCGGCGGGTGCGAGCTTGATCGCCATCTGTCGCGCAGTGTCGAGGCAGATCTCAGCCTGGTCCTCGTTGTTCGCGATCACATGGACGCGACGGCCTTCGCCGCCGATGAGATCCCACAGGCACAGGCCGGCCATGAGCGTCGTCTTCCCGTTTCCCCTAGCTACTTGCACGAGCGCGAGGCGCACGCGTCGGCGCCCGTCGTCCATCTTCCAACCGACGATCTGCGCGACGGTCCAGAGTTGCCACGGATGGAGCGCGAAGAGCGCGCCTGTCGACTCGCCGACGAGCGAGAGCGACCCGAAGTGGGCGTTGAGCGCCGTCACGGCCTCCCAGTCCATGTAGATGTCGTTGCGCAGTCGGTCGCGCTGGTAGCGCTGAGCCGCCGCCCACATCCAACGACCGGCGGGAACGCGTTCGGCGAGCACATCGGCAGCGTATTGGTCGCAAATGTCGCGAACGTGCTGCGATTGTGGCAGAATTCCCGCAGGA